CCACAGCGACAGTTTGACGTGCATGTTTCCTGCGACGCATTACCCGTTTTGCAGTCCGGGAGCTGTGATTGATCCCGGGTATTACATCGATTTGTTCAAGGGGTTGGTGCGTAAAAAGCAGGTCGTGCGCTACATCGTGGGCGACCGCATCAATGTGCAGGTTTTGATCGAGGAATTCATCTATCGGGAACAGGACGGCACAAGAGACGTATATGCCACGATTTATCTCGCGGAATACATCCCGTTGGATGCTGTCACAAGACAAACCACGGCGGCAATCAATGCCGATACTGGTAATTATGCGCGTCCTGAAGAGCCGGAGCTGGAAAGCCAGACCTACACAGTTGTAAAAGGAGATTGCCTGAGTGTGATTTGCCGCCGATTTTATGGACATAGCACGCCGCCTTATTACAATGCTGTAGCTAAGCTGAACGGCATCAAAAATCCGAATCTGATCTTCCCGGGCCAGGTTCTGACGCTTCCGCCCGCGGCACAACTGGGGGTGACATTATGCAGGTCTTGTTGTATCGTCAAAGCACGGTGACGACGATCACAGATCTGGTAAGCGGTGTGTCATGGTCGGGAGATAAAGACCAGGCTGCCCGTAAGCTGTCTTTTAATCTTATCGTGACTGCACCGGGCACCAATATCACCGTACGTAACGGCGATCATGTAGAACTGCTGGATGATGGCATGTGCCGTTTCTCCGGCATGATCGTGCAGCTCCGTCAGGCGGCCGGCAGCGACACGGTATCGGTGACTGCCTACGATCGTGGAATTTATCTGGCCAACAATGATGGGACCTATAAGTTCCGCGATGTCGACCCTGCGGATGCGGTAGTACAGATGTGCAAGGACTATGCGATCCCCTACAGCAAAATCGACCGGGCAGGCGTGCGCGTATCCAGGATTTTTTCCGGTGTGAGTTTGTGGCAGATCATCGCCACAATGTATGCCAAGGCAGGGGAACAGACTGGTAAACGCTATATGGCACGGTTTATCGGTCGAGACCTGCAGGTCACTGAGCGCACGACGCTGCCGACGAGTTTGGTCATTCGCCCGGGCAGCAATTTGCTGACAGCATCCACAACGCGATCTATTGTCAATATGCGGAATTCCGTTGCCGTCTATGACGCTGACGGCAATCAACTGCGGGTAGTAGATGATAAGGATGCTGTGGCCTTGTACGGCCTGATGCAGCGCCATATTGTACAGCGCGACGGTGAGGATGCGTCCGCGGAAGCACAAAGTATCCTGGCTGATAACGGGGAGTCCCAGACGATCCGTGTCTCCGCGATGGGTGACATTGGCGTGATTACGGGTGATACAGTGGTCGTGCGTCAGCCGGATACTGGTCTGCAAGGGATATTTTGGGTAGATAGCGATGTCCATCGCTGGAACAAGGGCCAGCATACAATGCAGCTGGAACTGAACCTGAAAAACATGGCCTACACTGCCCAGGCGGGGAGGGATGACAATGGGTGATCCTTACGTATCCCTTGCACAGGCGGTGCGAGCGTTCAGCCGATCAGACCAACCGGCCGGAATGTGTCTGGGGGTCGTGAAAAGCGTTGGGGCCGGGCACATTGAAATCCAAACCGACAGTGGCCTTGTGCTGGATAAAGCAGATATCTTAATCAATGCGCAGCTGAAGGATAGTTCGGAAGAACAGACTCACACGATTTTGTCCAGTACGAACATCCAAATGACGGGAACATTTACGTCAATAATGGAGACCAAACGGCTGAATGCCGGAGATCGTGTCTTGCTGCAGCCTATCAATGACGGGCAGACTTATGTGATTTTATGTAAGGTGGTGACCGTATGAACAGTTTATTCCCTTTGCTGGATATACCGGCAGCGCCGGCGCATCTGACGCAGGATACACTGGCCAGGGACATTTTGTGGGACTTTTCGGAAAATCGGCCTGTCTGGCGCGGTGGGGCCCCTGTATGGTGCACCGGGGCGGATGCGGTCAAATCCTGGGCCGGGCGAGCGCTGTGTACAGTCCGCAGGGAAAAGGATATCTTTTCCGCCGATTACGGATGCGATCTCCAGAGCTTGACCGGCCGTCCATTCTCGGAATCGATCCGGCAAAGCGAGGCCATCCGACTGGTGCGGGAGTGCCTGGTCATCAATCCTCATATCCGGGATGTACAGCAGATTGCCGTTGATTTCGGCGGGACTACATTGTCGGTGTCTTGCGCCATATTGACAGACTATGGGGAGGTAACCATCCATGCCTAATGTGTATGATTTTGATGTGATCACGCCGGAAAGCATCAAAGAAGAAGCAAAAAGAACCATACGGGAGGCCATGGAAGCCCAGGGCCTGACGATTGACACCAGAGAAGGGTCTTATACTGATATTCTGTTGTCCGCTGGCGCTTATCAGGTCTATAAAGCGTATATGCTTGCAAGATCTCTGATGGAACAGGCGGTTCCTGGACCGGAGGGCGGAACCGCTCTGGATGCTTTTGGTAAAACCTTTGGCATATCTCGCACAGAAGGCGTGTGCGCCGTGATGGAGGTGCAATTTACCGGCACCTCCGGAACGGTTATCCCCAAGGGCACCAGAATCGTTACGGCAGGGGGGCTCCGTTACGATACGATCTCGGCCGTGACAATCACGAGCGGCTCCGTCCAAGTATCAGCGCAAGCCGAAAATCCGGGCAGCATCTATAATGTGGCATCCGGAACGACGCTGCGTCTGCAAACATCCTTGCCGAATATTACAGAGGTCGTCTGTAACGGCGCAACAGGTGGAGCTGACGCAGAAAGCGACAGTGCTTTGTATGAGCGGATCGTGCTGACGCTGAGCGCTCCGGCGAACAGCGGCAACGCAAACAGCTATCGCCAGTGGGCGTTGGAGTGCGACGGTGTGCGATATGCGGTCCCCCTGCCGCTGTGGAACGGTGCAGGAACCGTGAAAGTGATTATTGCCGGGGAAGGAAAACAGCCGGTCTCAACGGCAATTAGATCGTCTGTAGCGACGTATATCGAGGCAATGCGGCCCGTTGGAGCTGCCGTGACTGTTGTGTCTGTGACCTCAAAGGCCATTTCCGTTACGGCTGTTGTGCAACTGGAATCCGGCGCCACGACAGAGTCCGTGCGCACGGCGCTGATCCAGGAACTGGAAGCGATGTTTGCGGAAACGGAAATCGGTGCCCCCGAACCGATCCGATACAACCGGGTTTTGGCGAAACTACTGGAGATTCCCGGCGTCAGGGATTACACCTCCATGACACTGAACAATGGCACGGCCAATGTTACGCTGTCAACCAACCAGGTGCCCAAATTGGGCACAATTACGATCACAGCGGGGTGATGGGATGGACAACGTGAATGACCGTGAGCAGTTGCCGGATTTTCTCCTGTCCGATCCAATCACGGCAGCGATTTCTGAGGCGCTGCACCTGGTCGGCATCCGGGCATTGGAAGCAGTGGCTTCAGCAGAAGCACAGTTTTCCCCGGCAACCGCTACCTGGGGTATGGATCAATGGGAACGGATCCTGGGCATTTCTCCGAAGCAGGGCATGACATTGGAACAGCGAAGGCAGGCTGTGATGTCAAAGTTTTCCGGGAAACGTCTGGCAACAAAGGAAGCTGTAGAAGATCTGATACATACGATTACAGGGCACCAAACCATGATAACGGAACAGTTTGCCAAGTATCAGCTGGAATTGTCCTTTCTCGGTGATGAGCCCGGATTTCTGGAAATGGACGCCGAAGCACTGTATGAATCGGTGAAAAATGTTCTGCCGGCTCATCTGCAAATTTGCCTGAAGCCCGTTACCTGGCAATCAATCGAACAGGCGGCAATGACCTGGAGTAAGCTGGAACAGACCTTTTCCACCTGGGGAGCGCTGGAGGCCTCCAGCCCGATCACGGTAAAATCGACATAAGACATAAAGGAGAACTAAAAATGAGAAATTGTACAATCGACGGCGTCACAGTGAATACGATCCTGGGCGGCACCTGGATGGGAGATGGCAAATACGCTGTTCACATTCCCCGGGACGGTGCTGAACTGTACGATGTGGAGCGCATCCATTGGGATCACCCCGATATCCGATATCCCGCAGATTTTGATGATCTGCGGCTTCCGGAGGGCTGTGGATTCAATGTTGATCGCATCCAGTATGATTCTCTCTCCAGGGAATACGTGGTGTCCCTTTCGGTCCAGAGCCAGTTTTTTGGCGATACCGAACCGTTCCAGAGGCAGATCAACGAGCTGTCGGATGCAATCGAAGCCATTGCCGCGGCTTATAGCGAGGGGGTGGAAGCGAATGGTTGATGTGAAGGCGTTGATCCAGAAGCTCAGAGCGAGGGGTAATGCCGACGCAACAGCGTTGGCCGGACGAGCCATTGACGGGACTGCAACAGCAAAGGAACTACTGGAGAGTCAGGACATGATCCCTACCTGGCGGGCACAGGATTATTCTGATATCCCTGTCGGAAAGCCTTACAAACTCAATGGGCGTGTCTACCAGCTGTCCATCCAGTATGACGGCAGAAAAGCTGTCCCGCCGGATGTGGATACAGAACACTGGAAAGAGGTCATTTCGGATGAGACAGCTCCAGTTACGTGAACGCAAAATCCTGGAGAAGCTCTGGAATGCCGGTGAATCCATTTCTGCAATCGCCGCCGCCCTTGGCCGGAGCGATTATTGTGTGCGGAGCGAGATTGCTCGCAACAGTCCGGATGGCCTGACCTATGACGCCGAAAAAGCACAGCAAATGGAGATCACCCGCAGGATGAAAAGACGTGTGGGATGTCCGGGAGGTGGGTAATGCAATCTGCAGAGTCATATCAGCAGCAGGCCGATGCCCTGCGCAGGCGAATCCGGGAGGTCAGTGAAACAATCAAGGCCTGCACGGACCAAACCGAGCGATTCCGGCAAACTGAGCGCAAACGCATCCTGACGGACATGTACCGGGAGACGCTGGATGCGTTGGAACGGTTGCGGCCGGCTAAGGATAAGAAACGGAAGACTGCGAAAAAGCCTATGCATTTAAAGGTCGGATTTGATTTTTTCGAGTCAGCGAGATGCGTGTGGGCAGATATTGACGGTACACCGTGGGAAGATCTTGAGCGTATTGCAAATACCGGGACCAGTCCACAACGTGCCCGGTTGCTGGCGGCATTAAATTCTGCCATGACGAATTTGACGCCCCGTCAAGCGCAGGTGATCGGGATGAGTTATACCGACCAGATGACACAGCAAGAGATCGCGGAACGGTTGGGGGTGAATACCTCCACGATTTCCAGGACTCTTCGGAACGGGCTGAACAAGCTCCAATCCGGCATGATGGACCGTCTGCTTGCGGAGCGCTGCGTGGACGAGAACGGTCATTTCGATTATTGCAAATTTGCGGAGCAATCAAGCGCACTGACGGATCGGCAACGGGAGTATCTGTACCTGTTGCTCAGCGACGATGCCAGGATCAGGGACATCGCAGAGTGGATGAATCGCGTGCCCTCCACGGTATACAAAGTCAATGATCGCATTATTGCTCGTCTATCCGAGATTGCACACGATCTGCCCTATCGGCCATCCTCTGTTAAAATCTCTGCCTCTGATTGGGAGGGACTATCGGAAAAAGTCCTGTGCGAACGCTTGGGCGTTGCACCAGCGGTCTATTATCGGATGTCCTGCGGGCACGTGGGAGGAATGCCTCGGTTGCACTACGAGATCCTCAGATTGCATGAAGACGGCCGTGATGTTCGTGAAATTGCAGAGCAGTTACGCTGTGGGAAGGGTACCGTGCAGCGGGTCTTGCGCAAGTATCCAGGAGTGGATCTGACGGATATTCCGCAACCTGAACCTTATCGCCCCCGTCAAGTCAGGAAAAGATCTGATGCAGATATTGCAGGTATGCTCCGTACAGCTGGGGATCATGCCACCATCGGCGACAGCGTAGACAATTTGACATATCGGAAAATGATGGAGATGGCATCCGTCTCCAGTAAATGAAAATGCAGATAGGGGGGTAATACCGATGAATGAGCTGGAAGCCGTGCTCCAATTGGCCGAGATCATCATCAAACTGGCTGCGGTGATCGCGGCACTTGGAGCAATTGGCGGCGGTATCTACGCTGTGTATAAGTTTGTAGCCCGCCAGAAAGCGCAGGACAAAGAGCTTCAGGAAATCCGCAAAGAAAATTGCTTGCTATCATTTGGCCTGTCGGCTTGTCTGGATGGCCTGATGCAGCTGGGGGCCAACCATACGGTGCCCATCGCAAAAGAAAAGCTGGACAAGTATCTGAACAAGATGGCGCACAGGATGGAGGATTAACCGTGAGAACGCGTAATGTTGTGCTGCTGGCACTCGGTCTGTTTTTGCTGGCCTTTATCACCGCCATGATCGTGACCTATTGGGTCAAGGGCGGCGTGCCGGATGCGCTCATTGACCGGGTGCTGGACGGTGGCATCTGGGAGGCGCTGGCCCTGGCGGCGATCACGATCATCAAAGTGATTTGCGGGAAGGACCCGAAAGATAAGGAGGAATAATCTATGGAAATCTTGAATTATGCGACCCTGATGACGGCAATTGGCATCATCACGGTGCTGACCAACGCCATTGTGCAGGTGCTCAAAAAGGCAACGTGGGATAAGATCCCCACCAATCTGGTGGCGCTGGTGGTGGCGGTGCTGCTGACAATGGCCGCGTTTTTTGCCTTTGCACAGATCCGGCAGCTGCATATCACCTGGTATTTGATCGTTGCCGACCTCGTGGTTGGATTCCTGGTGGCATATGCGGCCATGTTTGGATATGATAAATTGCAGGAAATCCTCAGGTACAACACCAGGGAAGGAGAGGACGACGATGGCAAAAGGCATTGACTGCGCGGCACCCTTGACCGGGAAGACCGCGGCGGCCATCAAAAAAGCCGGGTATGAGTTCGCCGGGCGCTACCTGGTCCCGGCGGTGGGGACGCTGGCCGGTAAGGCTTTGTCTCAGCTGGAGGCAAAGGCCGTCACCGACGCGGGATTGAGCCTGCTGACGGTGTGGGAGACGACCGCGGACCGGGTAAAAGGCGGCGCGGCGGCCGGCACATCGGACGGCAAGCGGGCGTTGAAATGCGCCAGGGGCATCGGGATGCCGGCCCACGGAATCATCTACTTTGCGGTGGATTATGACGCTCAGCCGGCGGATATGCCCACCATCGAGGCGTATCTGCGGGCGGCCCGGGCGCAGACGGCGGAGTATGAAATCGGCGTATACGGCGCCTACAAGGTCATCGAGTACATGGCGGCCCGGGACGTGTGCCGGGGCTACTGGCAGTGCGTGGGCTGGTCCGGCGGGCGTGTCAGCGATCACCACAACGTGTATCAGGCGCAGTGGGGCGCGGCGGTGGCCGGCGTGTTTGTGGATATCAACGAGTGCCCGGACATGGCCCGGGCGGGAATCTGGAACTATGAGGAGGAAGACGACGTGCAGAGATACAACACACTGGACAAAATGCCGGATTGGGCAAAGCCCACGGTCAAGAAACTGATTGACAAGGACTATCTGGCCGGCACTGACGATGGCCTGAACCTGTCCGAGGATATGGTGCGGCTGCTGGTGATCCTGGACCGCGCCGGGACGTTCGGGGAGTAACTGTTTGCCCCCTTGATTTCTGTGCCTTGCTCGGTTATAATCAAGGTGGCCGGGGTAAGGCTCTCGGCTCACCTTATCGGGTGACGTGAGCGGTGCTTTAGCAGGGGCCGCTCACTTTATTAGAACGACACAGAACCAAACACATAATTCGATTTTGGGCAGAAAACCTGGGGGTTATATTAGAGTTCGACTCCCATCATCCGCTCCACGGCTGGGTACGTTGCGATTACTGGTTTCCCCGGTATATCAACGTTTCCGGCCGTTTTTTACTATGCGCTTTCCGGCAGTTGCAAGCGGTTATATCCATAACCATCAACACAGTACACGACACAGTAAAATCCCGTTGGAATATCCAACGGGATTTTTTTAGAAATTTGCGTTCATTTTTTCTGCGGCGTTTTTGATGATGTCATCACGCACATGGGTGTAGATGTCCATCGTTGTGGACAGCTGCGCATGTCCCAGCAGAGTTTGCGCAGTCTTTGGATCGATGCCGGCCTCGAAAAGTGCCGTTGCGTATCCGTGCCGGATCTGGTGCGGCGTGGCGGTCACACCGGATGCGATTTGATATTTCCTATACCGTTTTTCGAACTTGCCGGTTGACAGAGGCGTTTTTCCGCCATCAGCCGAAAAGAGATACCCCTTCGGCAGCCTTGCCGGCAGCGCGTCGCTCAGCGCGTCCAGCAGCGGCACCTTGCGCTTGCCCTTTTCTGTTTTGGGCTCTTTGATCCTTGCGTGTCCGTTTTCTGTATACACAGATTTGGTGATATGTACAATCTTGTTTTTGCGGTCGATGTCGGCTCCGGTCAGGGCCAGGGCCTCACCGCGCCGGCAGCCTGTGTAGTAGACCAAATACGCAAACAATCCAAAGGGCAGATCTTTGGACTGCTTGATCAACTCGATCACGTCCTTATCCGGCAGTTCCCGCTGCTTTTGCGGCAGGTGTTTGGGCAGCTTGCAAATTGATGCCGGGTTGTACACAATGAGGCCCTCCGTCTGGGCCTGGTCAAAAATCTGGCGCACGATCTGCAATTGTGTGATGACCGTCTTTTTTGCCCGGGTCCTGGCAAAATCCTGGATAAAATCATTGATGTCGTTTGTGGTGATTTGGGACACGACCTCGCCGTTGAAATGATCTTTTGCCCTTTGATATGCGGTGGTGTACCCTTTTTCGGTGTTGTACGTCAAAGTGGGGGTGATTTGTTCCCACCAGCGTTCCGCCACCTGTTCAAAGCGTACCCCGGTTGGGTGCGGCTCTTTGGACATATCGTAGGACTTGACCTTGTTCCAGACCTCCAGGTCTGTCTTGCCCCGGAAAGCTTTACGCTTTTTGCCGCCGTCCGCGGTGGGGACCATGATGATGGTCTCGTGGAGGCCGTCTGGGCGCACGTAATATTTTGGAATTTTGGGCATCGGATATTTTCCTCCTTTACAATCCGGCGCCCAGTGTGTTACAATAAATGGGCGCAAAGATGCCTTGTTTTTGGGAATAGGTGGTTTTGTGCTTGACCGTCCGGGGGTAGGATACCGGGCGGTCTTTTTTTATGTTCAAAAATGATGATCAATGCCGCTTTGCTTCATGATGGCGTTTGCGGTGTGGCGGGATTTGATCTTTCCGTCAACAGTAAAATACCGACCGTTGATGGGACTGTACCAGATGTCGTGATCACCTTTCCCGTGGCGTACAAATGAGCAGTCGTGCGCTGCCAGGACATCCCGCACCTTTTTCTCATACTCCGCCATTACAGAGCCAGCCTTTCCTGCCGGACGGCTTGGAACCGCAGTGATACGGGCGGCTTTGTGGGCTGATTAAGTTGGAGCAGCTCCGGCGCGGCGTAGCGGACACGCTCCAGCAGAGCGTCAAAAGACCCGGATTCCATCACCAGACCGGGAATCTCATCGCTGGTGGCGACCCAGACGGCAGCCTCATCATCCCATGTCAGTTTGACTGTATATTCCATTGCAATACCTCCTGCTGTTTGTGTCCAATTTGGGCACCGATTTTTATTCGGAAACTTTCGCTATATCAATCCAGTAAGAATCACCGTCAATACCATAAAGGCTGAAAACTGCATCACCAATTGTTGTTGATACGCCGCCATCTGTCCCGGCGACGGTTTCAAGGTTGTCGGAGATCCAAGTGCTCAATGCGTCTGAATCAGACGTGTCATACTCAATTAAACTCACGGCATAGAAATATAGGTCAGCTGCCAATGTCAGAGTGGTGCCGGATGCTCCGGTGCTACTGATGCCGAAAGATGCGCCAACAATCTCGTCATCGTCATCAAGGGACATGGAATAATCGTATGCTACACCCTGATAAAAATCATCCGCTTTACTGCCAGAACTGCTGCAAGACGTTGCTGCATAGTCAAGATCAAAGGCAGGTGAGACAGTGGGATACGGAACCCCGAAAGAGGACTCCATCATCAACATGATGGGAGATGCCTTCATACCGGCAATGCCACGGTCATCTGTGAGCAATTCGGGTGAGGGCGAGGGCTGAACATTCTCCGTAGGGGTTGGTTCTGGCGTACTCTCAACTTTTGGCTCCTTTTCACCACAGGCGCAGAGAGTAAAGAGCATGGCGCAAGCCAAAATAAAAGCAAGTGTCTTTTTCATGGTTTTCTCTCTCTTTCCCGGTGTCCAATTTGGGCACCGTTTTTTTATTTAAAATTTTGCTCGCAGCTCTACAACAACGCCCATAAATCTAACTGGGAGCTGCTCACATTGTTTTTTCGTGAAAAACATAGGCTCGTAGACGGGGTTAAAGGAAATCAACGTAATACCGTCATCACCGATACGTACTTTTTTCACAGTGGCCGAATCACCATTGACAAGCACAACTGCAATATCTCCACTGTCAACGGAAGCCTGCTTTTTGACGATTACAACGTCGCCTTCACACATTCGAGGCTCCATCGATGCCCCCTTGATCCTGAGACCGAAATACTCACCAGTACTGGCCATTTCTCGGCTGATTTCCTCGTAATCAATAATATTCTCCACGGCCTCTATCGGGATTCCGGCAGCAACATCGCCAAGCACGGGGATCATTACACCGGCCGGACCGGGTGCGCTGTCTCCGCGGAGTAAGTAATCAACGCTTACTTCAAAGTATTCTCCAATCTTTAAAAGCGTTTCGAAATCGGCCTCTCTTCGCCCGTTTTCATAGTTGCTATAAGCCTGCCTCGTGATTTCCAGGTAATCGGCTACATCTTGTTGCGATACGCCCTTTTTCATGCGGAGTTTTTTTAAAATTTCCATCAAACCCCTCCTGTCACGTCATATTATAGCAACAATTAGTTGCATATGCAATAATAGCAACAAAATGAATACATAATTTGTGCATAACGTAGAATATGAAACGCTCTGTTGACAGAATACAATGTTGAGATTATACTAAACGCAACAATATGTTGCGAATTGGAGGTGAAATTACATGCGAAAATACCTTGTAGAGCTTAGAGAGAAACGAAACGAATCGCAACAAACCGTAGCTGATAGGCTCGGAATCAGTAGACAGTATTATGCCATGATCGAAAACGGCACTCGCCAAAAATGTATGGATATGCCGTTGCTTGTTGGCCTCGCATCGGTTTTTGGATTAACGACGGAAAAGATTATTGCATTTGAACAAGAGTATCAGAAAAGCGCAGCGCAATAATGCAAGAAATCAACACCGAAGGAGGTGAGGGGGATGCAGGTACTTTCAATTATTGGGCTTCTTCTATCTGGATTTGCGCTGGGCATGGCCGTGACCAATTTGATTTATTTGCTTTCTGATTACAAGCGGTCATCGAAAAAAAGTAAGGACGCTCATCACAGCGGCGATAATAGCTGCAATTGCAGAAACGATACCGATGCTTAAGTTCCAAGCGAATCTGGTTCGTTCGTGTTCATCAGATGCTACCCGTTCCTCACGTTCTTGATCCAGCCGCTTATTCATGGCGGCGAGTTGTTCAGCCATTTGGATTTGAGCGGATTGTGCCGCTTCCCGGTGCCGGAATTCTTCTTGAACCTGTTTTTCATGCTCAGCCAAGTTGATGGGGAATTGACGCGTTAGCTCATAAGCATCAAGCGGTGAGGATTGTCCGATACCATGTTTAGGCATTTTATTGCCCCCTTTCTCGCCCCAATTCTACCACACGGGCCGGGGAAGGACAAGCCACACCAAGACCAAATACCCTCCGCCTTTTGCCGGGCGTCAACCTTTTCCCCGTATTTTCTTTCTTCCTTTCTCCAATCCTTCATATCTCTCCATGAC